TTGAGCTCCTCCAGTACGAAGGTTTACCACTACCTTTCCTGCTTTACAGGTTAGCGTGAAGGTTCTGTCCCCATCATCTAGGGTCTTCATCTCCACATCTTTTTTAAGATCTATTTCAAAAGTTTGATCTTCTCCACACTTTGGACATACTGGCCCAACTTTTACTTCTGGACCAAAAGTCGCTATGCGAATAGCTAGAAGAATTGCTTCTCTATCTCCAGCAAGAAGAGCGTCTAATGTTTCTTTATCCGCTTTCTTATCTCCAACTTTTACAGTTGCTCTTTCTAAAATAGTAAGAAGAGCTTTTCCTGGATCTCCGATGCGAGCAATAACCTCTTCATCAGCTCCAGTTAATTCACGAATCTCTGCGGTAGTAGTTACCCCATCAAATGGGTCAAACAAACCACCTGGCAATTCAACTACTGAGTCGGGTGGTAGCGGGATCTCAACCTTTGGGGCTGGAGCCGCTACCTCCCGATCAGAAATCGCTTCGGCCGCTAGCTTATTAGCTAGGGCAGGGTTGTCTGTTGCTCTGATAGTTTCTGTAGACATTTAGTGTACCTTTTCTTTAGTTTATAGAGCTGAGATTGAAGTTGTGTCAGAAAGCTTCTGTGCTGAACCTGCTTGAGTGTAGTTCTTAGCAAAGGTTACATCGAAGCCTTCGTGTACTAGAGTAATTTCTTCAACCAACAAAGTGCTGGAACCAGCATCTAGGTTGCTGTATGAAAGCGATGTGATCCATGCATTGTTGACGCGGAAGCGTACAGATACGTGTTGATCGTATGCTGTGTCTGCCGCAGCAGTTGATCCGTTTCCAGCATATGCTGCTGGGTTTGGATGGCTAAGAACTGCAATGTCTAGATCGCAACGGAAGTCTGCTCCGATACCACTTGTAGCATTAGGAGTTAGTACAGAGAACAGACGGCGCATCCAGCGAGCATGAGCATCGTTACCCAACATTACGCCCTTTGATAAGGTGATTGGGGTAAAGGAGCTCTGTCCTGGAATTTGGTGGAAATTAGTGTTGTATCCGCCTTCGCGGTATGCAATAGATTCAGTAGAGACGCTTAGTCCAGAAAGAGAGACGAAACCCATCTTTCCAAAGGAAGAACCCCACTTAGAATCATTGGTCTGTGGAAGAAACTCAACCACAAACTTAAAATTACGTACCGGATCCGTAAGGAGGGTACTTAGGGTGTTATTTACGGGCATGTTTATTTATCTCCTTAAGCCGTAGCTGTTCCGGTTATCTGACCAAGCTTGATCACGATAAATTCAGCTGGGTATTCAAGAGCAACGCCAACTTCAATGTTGACACGGCCATTTTGAATATCTGCTTGAGTTGTCGTGCTTGTATCTACTTTTACGTAGTAAGCCTTGTCTGGACTGGATCCACGCAATCCGCCTTGCTGCCAATAGCCACGTAGGAACGAGCCAAGGGCAACGCGTAGCTGAGACCAAAGACGCTCGTCGTTGTTCTCAAATACAGCAAATGCGCTTCTATCAGTCAATTCTTTCTTGATGTAAGTAAGTGAACGACGTACGTTGATGTAGCGGTCACCTGGAGTGTTGTTTAGAGTGCGACCACCCATAACAACAATTCCATTTCCTGGAACCTGGCGAATAGCGTTAATAGGTGCAGTGCCAGTGTTCAAAGTGTCTAGTTCAGCATTAGTAAATTGACGTTCAGCTGCAACAGCTAGAGCAACACGGTTTGTAAGACCAGCTGGGGTCTTGAAAACACCACGTGAAGCATCAGTAGCTAGGAACTGACCGATCATTGCAGCACCTGGAGCTTGAGATCTTGTAGCTCCGCCAGAAGCACGAAGTGTATCTGGAATTAGGATCCATGGGAAGTAAGCTGCAGCGCAGCCTCCGTCTGAATCTGGAGCTGCTGCTTTGACATCAGTAACGAAGGTTTTAGCTTCAGTAACTGTCTGTCCAATAGGGGTATCAATTACAGCAAACGCATCTCCACGAAGCTCACAGTAATTAATCAAGTCTCCTTGAATGTTTACCGCAAGTGTTCGTTCTTGTGTAGTTCCAGTTGGGGTGTAAATATATGCAGCCGCTGGAATGTTGAAAATCAATGGATTCTGAATAGAATCAAAGGTAGTCAACGCATTTGAGTAGTCTGTTCTAGATGGAGCAGACCCATTAGCGCCGCCTCCAAGATCCTTCAAACCATCAATTTCTGGTAGATCATCTGGAGAAACAGAAGCAGAGTTCTGATCAGTAACAGTTACATAAGCTGAGGAAGAGTTAACTACAGACACTACGTAGCGAGGATCGGTTACGTCCATGCTTAGGTCTGTAAATTGCTCTAAGAGGTTAGAGTTTGCAGCAGCTCCTGTTGCAGGGGCGCCGTAAACCAACAAGGTGAAGCGATTTGCAACTCCCGCTGCAACGACTTCTACAGAAAGATCGTTACCCCAGGCTCCTGGGCTAGATGCTTTTACTAGAAGCGTGTTTAATGCGGCGTTTGAGCGGTCAGTCAAGATAATTGAAGCTTGAACTGCACCGCTACCTACAATGCGCCGTACGTATAGCTGACGACCACCGTTGGCAAAAAAGTTGTAGGCTGCCCATGTGGTTGGGTATGCGTCTTCTAAAGATCCAAAAGTCTTTACAAACTGTGTCCAAGAGGTTAGCAATGTTGGATTAGCTGAAGGACCCTTTGCAAGGGTACCTACAAGCGCTCCAGCAGCCGTGCCCACATCTGCGAGGGCAACTTCTTGTGGAAGTTCGACTTCTTGAATAAAGACGCCTGGTCTACTGAATGTAGCCATTCGATTTTACTCCTTAATAGTTAGGTTTTGACTAGGGGTTCCGAATTTATAGCTCGAGTGGTGTGAAATCTGTGAATTGCGAGTTTAGTGTGATATTTGGTGGCGTTAGCACTTCGTACAGCTGGTTCAGCTCAACAGGGAGGAATTCCGAGCTAACCTGAACGTTATAGATATTACTGAACAGTCTTTTATCTTGTTCTGTAGTATCTCTTTTTACGAACCCCAGCATATCTACCCTGCGTACAGTGCCATCTTCAGGGATTTGCATGAGGCCGAACCTAAGTGGTAGTCTTCCCGGAGCAAACAAGGCATTTATGATCTGCCTGTCGTGTCTAGGTTGACGTGCGTAAGTAGTTACTTGATAATCTAAATTAACAGGTATTGGATACCATCCAGCATATTCTTCTTCTGCATTTGAGCCTTCAGGCTTATATGGATAATCCACATAACCACGATGTGCTCTATCAAAAGCTTCTGATATGCCTACTAACTCTATTGTAATGTATGGGTAGCTCTGTTGACGTATCTCTACGTCAGGCTGTCCAAACCAAACGCCTACTGGTCTGGTTGGATTCCCGGAATCAGCAACGGTTATGCCGCTGAGTAAGGCCTTGAGAGCTTTATCTTCGTTAATAATGTAAGGCATTAGAACTGAAGCCTCGCCTTCTTAAAAGACTTCTCTACTTCCTGGCGCATACCCGTATCTTGAATGCTCCTAATAAAGGTACGCATTGCGGGTAGCGGAGGGGTACTTTGATTACCGTACTCTAAATCTAAAACAGACTCTTTAAGATCAGTAGGGTAATTAACAACATACTTGCCCTCTTTAAAGTCAACCGTTAAACGACGGGACACAGAAGTAGGCCAGCCCATTTGATAGGCTTGCCTGCGGACCTTTGAGGTTAATTTAGCTGAAGCTGTGGATGCGGCTGCTGTATAGGTCTGGACGAAGAATTTACTTAGTGGATTCACTTATTCCGGAGCCTATTCGAGAGTAGATACCCTGCAACAAGACCCACAAGAAGTGGCTTCTTAGTGTCTTTGAGGTTAGCTAAACCGCGAACAAACTCTTCTTTGTCGGCTTGGGACTCAGCCCGATTAAGCCGGTTAACAAGTGCAATCATAATTCCTCCAGAAGAAGGTGCAAGGTACAGCAGCAGGGTTCCGGGTTTCCCCGGCGTCAACCCCAAGGATAAATGAAAAAGCCCCCATATAGGGG